TGTGTACGCTAGTTGATGGACAATAGAAGCGTCAAGTCCGTGGATAAAGTTAGCAGTAATACTTTTCTTCTGTTCTCTTGGATTAATCTCATCGCTGTCATTCTTATAGTCGATATTGATTTCATATTCTCCTATAATCGTACGCACTGCCATTCGTTTAGACTTGGTGTGTGCTTGAGTAATCTTGAAACCAAAAGGTGTGGACCACTGCAACGGTTTATTACCAACAGCACTAACACATCTCTTTAAAAAGTCTTGTATGCGTGCAACTTCTACTAACTCTTCACGAGCTACTATGTTAAATTGTTCAGCTAAGAAATTGATACCGTCGATCTGTTCACCTTCTTCAAATGGATGATTGTCTCCGATGTGCCCGATAAAAGCACTGAGTACATGATAGAATGTTTGACCGTATGGTTTGTTCATGATCGCCAGCTTTGCTAACTTCCTTGTCACTCCATACTTTAACCATTCAGCAGCTATATAATTCTCTTTAGCTTTTTCTTTTAAGCGTTCGTACACTAAGTCCGCCATGTACTGATACATATCTCCTGGTGCTTGGTCAGGTATCAAGTTGCAATGGTTAGCGTGTGTCGTATCTCTGAGTAAGAGGTGTAACAATTGCATACCGTTATTACTGCAATCCATACGGACAGGAAAGTGTGAGGTGTAACCGTAGCCTTCTCGTGTGTACTTTTCGTACTCAAAACAGAAAGCTAAGAATCCAAACGGTTCACTCGCTTCCGTCCACCAGTCATTAGTCATCGGATCATCTGCACATTCTAATATGTCGTGCTTATGTTCTCCAACCCAACCTACTCGTTTGAATAACGTACCCTTGATACCCCAACAGTTAGCACCGTGAGCTAGTAATCTTTCAACATCCTCTTCGTCCATGATCTGCTCACCTCGTTTAAACAGTAACAAGCTACGAGCTAAGTCTGAACTTTGTGGATGTAAATAAGCGGGCATATAATACACTCGACCTCGATAATCTACTCGACAAGGAAAGTAAATCTCTTCCATCTCACTGTACTTTTTTCCGAGGTGCATGATCTTAGCGTGAAACAAACGGTTACTTCGACGAGTATCATTCATCCGTCTGATTTTATCTTGTTTATACTTCCAAAGCTTTAACTCTTCAGGCTTCTTATCACCGTCTTCAAGGTATGGTTGTAAAGGTATCTCAGTAAAATCAAATACTCGATCTAACTCCCAACATTTTTGTGCTACTTCTAACACTTTATTATTAATTTGCCAAGGGACTCGTTGGATATTGTTAATCGATTGGTAAACCTTTTGGATGTTTAAATATTCATACTGTGCTTTACTCGGACGGTTCATTACAAACGGATCAGCAAAGCTTTCATATCCTCCGTCAAAATAAGTAGTCCAATCCTTCGGCTTCTCTGCAAGTGCCATCCTCATAGGATCAAGTACCTCTTTCCAAGCGTCGAATCTTCTGACCCAATCGCTGAACTGTTCACTCGGATGTATTACTTTTAAACACTTCTTACCTTTCCTTTCCACACGGACATCTACTAAATCAGTGTGCGTATTAATCATGCCTAACAACCAGGCTCCTAAAGCTATCTTATGTCTCTTCTCCCAAACTGTGAAGCGTCTGTTGTTCTTTTCCACCGTATAGAAACGCATCATCTTAGCCTTCGTACTTTTCTTCTCTAACACGCTGTAAAGTTTGTTCTTTGGTATCGTTTGTTCAGCTGCTTGCTGTCTTGCTACCTCTTCAAAAGCTCGACCAACTCGTAAAGACATCATGGTATAGGTGTTCGTGTAATGAATGACGTCAAGAACGGTTCGTAAGCCGATGTGTGCGACCATTTGCGGATGAAAATCAGCGATATAACATAACCATATAGGCATCGATGGACTGTCATCATCTTTAAAACGGTTAAAGAAGTCTTCGATAGGAGGAGCTAGTTCAGGTGCTAGTTTATTTAACACCCTTTTACTACTGGCTAACTCACTGCCCCTTTCAGCTTCCTTATAAAACTGTTGGAACTTACGATAGGTCGCCCTACCCCAAGCTTTCATTTCATTCTCCGCTTTTGTTGGCATTCCTAAACATTCCTTTCGAAGAGTAATCATGCCAAGTCCGAGGACGAACACGTGGTATATCGCTTCTGACTAAATTCAGGTCGCTGTCATACTTCAACTCAGTATTAGCCCAGAATAATTCGCATCCATCAGTGACCATTTGCATGATAGTCTCAGCTTCTCGGTGAGTAATCTCGTGTTCGTCCTCGGTGTCTTCGTCCATCAGTTTTCTTGTTTGTTTGTTTCAGGTAAATCTTCTTCGTCTGTTACATCGTCTTCGTCGTAATCATCGTCATCATCGTAGTCAAGGAAAGATGTTAGCCAGGAGTCGTAGTTATAGTTTCTCATAATCCTATGGTTTTGTAGTTATTCATCATCAAAGTCAACACTATTGACCAGTGAATGTTATCGTCTTTCAAAATATTATCACGCTCCCATAATGGTTGTATATTCTGCCAATTGAAACATATCTTTTGATGACTCGGTTTAGTTAGGTCAAAAACATTACACGGTATTATATGATCCATTTGCCAACCACCTCTACCCATGTTGTCCCATGTCATCCCCTCTGTGAATTGAGATTGCAAATGGTCACGTAAGTGTTGAACTGTGCAACCAATTAATTCCATCGTAGCAAAAGCTTTTTTACCTCTTTGAAATTTGACAGCATTGCGAATACGACCACGTAACAAACAAGCTAAATTAAAACACTCATCTTCTTTCCTCCTCTTTCGATTGTAGGCGTTGCGTTTGTCTTTGAATTTACGAGTTCCTTTAAGAATCGAATACTCCAAAGCTTTACGTTCTTTTATTTTTTTAGCATTCTTTATCCTGTAGTCTTTACCCACTTGCTTTTTGCGTTCCTTATTTTCTTCTATATACAACCTATTTCGTTCAAGTAATGCACGGTACTGTACTTCTGTTTTCCATGTTTCTACTCGCCTGTTAAGTCGCTTGTCGAAATGATAACCAATAAAAAACAAACCTTTTATGGTGGGATGTGGATCGAGTCTTTTGAACATTATTGATTGATCAGTTTGAGTTGTGCTAAAAGGGTTCACACCTCGTGCTCTTCTCTTTTTCTCTTCCGCTTCTCTCATTTTTCTTTTCTTTTCCTCGTATTGCTCAAGAGTACCCCATCTTTGCGGATAACTTCGGTTACGTGCGTTTTTAATGAGAACTAAATCAGTAATGTTTGGATGAGCCTCACCAGGTTTGTAGTCGCCTTTAACCTGCAATACTTTTTGCGGTAAACATCCTTTATTTAATCCTGTGTAAGTAATCATGACCGCACCTCATCATTTTTCAGGGACACGTACAAGTCATGTCTGTCATTGTTGACCTTGTCAAGTAGCTTTTGTAGTTCAAGATAAAGAGGGAAAAATCGGTTATCAGGATCAATAAAGTCCCCTCCCATCTCATTCTGGTGTATGTAAAACATAAGTTCTTCGATCATATCTTTTGGTTTTAAAACTTTAGCAGTCATCGGAGTAAAGAATACTGATTAATATTATTGCTAAAAGTAGCAGTGAAATGAAGCTTATCATGCTCATGTTTGTTCTTTCTCTTTCTCTTTGTCGGTTAGTGGTATGTCTTGTGATTGGCGTATGCACCCCATTTTAATGAGGGCTTGCGGACTGTAATATCCGCCGTCAAAGCTACAATGTGGAGTCAAAGATTGTAGACAGTCTAGGCAGTAGTCGCCCTCTTTATCGTGGCCTCTGAGCTCTAAGCCACAGTGTTTACAGGTGTTACTCATTTTCTGTCCAGTTCTTACAAGCTCTTGTGCTTATCCAATATTCACCTATAGGATCGTAATAAAGTATTTCATCTAAAGCTCTTTCGGCATGGTGTCTATAATCGAAAGACTCTACAGTTATGCTTCTTTTACTTTTAATTATGTCACCTCTTTCCAAAGTAAGCCTTGGTTTATAATTGATGTAATACATATCGGTTAGCCTTTAAGTTTTTCGATCAGGTAAAGGGCTGTTCTTACTATATTGTAAGAGGTTACTTTTACGCTGTAAGGATGGTTGCGTGTGTTAAGTTTACCTGCCCCCACTTTACGAACAGTTTTGACCAAGTTATTGTAAGCGGTTTCGGATCGGTTATAGTCAATCCCCGCAAGTTCAGCTAGATCACTAGCAGATATTTTATAACGAGGATTGCCGTTAATATCACTCTTTAACCTAGTAAAATAGGTAAGTACATTTTGATTATTGATGGTGTTTAATTGTGTAGTAGTTTTCATTTTATCGGTTATTTATTGGTTGTACAAAATGGACAAGGTGAGCCGTCAATCGGACAGCTAAAGCCTTCATCACTCGGACAAGTGTCTAAAGGATGATCGGTTAGCTTGTAAGAGTTGCAACCGCTTAAGAGTAGTAAGGTTAGTAATAGTAATGGTTTCATTTTGCTTGTCTTTGTGCCTTTCTTTCATCTCTACGCTTTAAAAAAAACGCTTTAGGAGCCATTCTGTTTAGTTTTCGTATGCCTTGCATGTAAACATCTTTGACCTTTCTAAGTTCTCGCCAGCGGTCATCCTTTGCACTGTCTAAAGTCAAACCTAGCTTTCCTTTAGGGTACGCTTTTAATTCGTTGCAAGTTTGATCTAGGCTTTTCTCTAAACATTCAATTGATACTTTATATATTGGATAATTCATAACTTAGTTTCCCTCTTTCATGCATAATATGAGTAAGAATACCCACCCGCCTAAAGCGATAATAGGTGATAAAAGAATAAACAGTGCCCAGTCTCTTTTACTGGTGGGTTTAAACGGTTGTGGCTCGCTTTGAGCCTTTGCAAACTTTAATAAGGATTTGTCGATTTGATTTTTCATAGTCTTACCTTTCATTTTCCATGTATTGTTCATAAGAATGATAGCCTGTTAAGGCATAAAGCACATTTTCCATTGTCTCCAAAGTGTAACCGTTCAAACAAGTTACTAGTTTTAAGCTTTCCTCGCTTGCCAGTTCATAGTTAACAAGCAAATCCCATAGTTTATTAATTTCTTTGTTCATGATGTGTATATATGTGTGTTTGTTAGTTTTGAAATAAAAAGTTTTGTTTGCCTTCTGAGTCAATCGTAAAAAAGCCGTCCACCTTACCATTTAAAGATGTGCGGTCTTTGTTACTTAAGCCGATGCAAGACGAGTCGTGCCTACCACCATGCCAAATGATGTTGAAGTCAGTAAAGCCTTTAGTAGCTCGCACTTCGTAACCAGTATGCACCCAAAAAACTTGATTGCCTTGTTTGATGGCGTTCTCGATTGTTTCTATTTGTTTTCTCATATGTGTGTATTTAATGATGATTAATTTGAATTTATAATTTTATCAGCAAGCTTTTGCGCCTTCGACCATGATAGAGCTTTTTCCCCTAACATTGATTGCAAGTTTAAAGCAAGTTTTAAAGGTCTACTACTATACACGACCATTTCCTCACGGTTTAAATCCTCGCTTTGATAACTAACTTGCAAAAAATCGTTACAAAGATCCCATTTAAAATTCTTTAGTTTCATATATTTTCTTTCTATTAATTGATGTGTTTTGTATTGAGTTAATAAGTAAGTGATAAAACAAGCCTTAATAGTAACAGCAGGCAATCGTCAATAGGTTTTTTTATCTCAAGTGAACTTTGCTGTGTTTCTAATAATAGCTATTAACTTAGCTTATCGAGTATTAGAGTTGCTGATGATGATCGCTTTTGATCGTTTGTGATCGTTATTGATCGTTTTGATGACGGCTGAAGCTGATAAAAATTTAGACATATTAAGACGTAAAGCTTTCAAGACATCATGACGTCAAGACGTCGTTTCAACTGTCTTAATGCAAACTACTTGCAATAAGGCGAGGTGATCTGATAAGGTATTGCATAAGTACTTAACAAACAGCTACTTACCTGCTTTACACGAGTAAATTAGACATAATGCATATTGTACGAACGCTGTTGATTATCAACAACTTACGGCAGACTTTAGCCTATGCCATTGCACTATCTATTAATTTATTACACAAAACATCCCCCACCTAGAGAAAAACTTAGGGGTACTATGGGGTAAAAAAGCGGCGGCGTATATAGCGT